GGGGGATACAAAGATTGAAAGCACCGCAGACTTCCCTTAAAAACTGGGGTGACCAGAAATGGCGTACCAAGTCGGGGAAGCCTTCGTCAAAAACAGGTGAGAGATATCTTCCTGAAGCAGCTATCAAGTCTTTGTCCTCTGCGGAGTACGCTGCTACAACCAAAGCCAAGCGTAAAGGTAAGGCGGCGGGTAAGCAGTTTGTGGCTCAGCCTAAAGGCATAGCAAAGAAAACGGCGGGTTTTAGATAATGGCTTACACAACCTCTACCAATGCGTTTAACCTTGATCTCAATGAGATGATCGAGGAAGCGTATGAGCGGGCGGGTATAGAGGTTCGTACTGGCTATGAGTTTCGTACGGCACGCCGCTCGTTAAATCTGTTGACCATTGAGTGGGCAAACCGTGGTATTAACTTGTGGACGATAGAAGAAGGCACGATCACACTTGTGACCGGTCAGCCTGTGTATCCCATCCCCGAAGATACGATTGACTTGCTTGACCATGTTGTTCGTCAAAATAGCGGTACGGCATCGAATCAAACCGATGTCAGTATTACCCGTATTTCTGAGTCTACCTACTCCACTATTCCAAACAAACTCACGACTGGACGCCCAATTCAGGTGTGGATCAACCGTCAGACGGCGCAGACAAACGCAACTTCAGTCACTCTGAATGGCACGATTACCAGCACTGCGACAACGATTGTGCTCAGCAGTACATCGGGGTTAACCACTACAGGATTCATTAAGATTGATTCTGAGACCATTGGCTATACCAATGTGGACGGCAACAGTCTAATAAATTGCACCCGTGGACAGAATGGTACAACCGCAGCGGCGCATACGACTGGTGCGGCGATCTATGCGCAGAACTTACCTTGTATCAACGTTTGGCCTGCTCCCAACTCTGGTGGGGATTACATCTTTGTGTATTGGCGTCTGAGACGTCTACATGATGCTGGAACCGGTGTGAACGTGCAAGACATACCTTTCCGTTTAATTCCCTGTATGGTGGCTGGTTTGGCGTTCTACGTTGGTTCTAAGCGGCCTGAGGTCTCTCCAGAGCGTGTGGCGTTCTTGAAGTCTGAGTATGAGCAGCAATGGTTGCTTGCGTCTCAAGAAGACCGTGAGAAAGCCCCGGACAGGTTCGTCCCAAGGCAGTTGTTCTACTGAGGTGAGCTATGCCAACTAGATTTGCCTCAGGTAAGTATTCGATTGCCGAATGCGATAGGTGTGGGCAACGGTACAAGTTGCAGGAGTTGCGCAAGCAGGTATTTAAGACCAAGATATACAACATCAAAGTCTGCAAGTCCTGCTGGGATCCAGACCAGCCGCAGCTTCAGTTGGGTATGTATCCGGTCGATGATCCTCAAGCAGTGCGTGAGCCAAGGCCGGATACAAGCTACCAAGTTTCTGGTGATTTAGCTGATGGATATAACGGAGGCGGTAGTCGGATATTTCAGTGGGGGTGGAACCCAGTCGGTGGTTCATCCAGTTTTGATGCAGCTTTAACCCCAAATAACTTGGTTTTAGTTGTGGAACTTGGTACAGTTACGGTAGCAACGACATAAGGAGTCAGTGATGGACAAGAAAGATTTAAAGCAGGACAAAAAGATGATCGCGGGTGCTGTGCATAAGCACGAGAAAAAGCTGCACCCCGGCAAGCCTATGACTAAATTAGCTAAAGGCGGTGTGACCACTGACCAGATGAAAGCTGTTGGTCGTAACATGGCACGGGCAAACAATCAAAGGAGCGGTTAATGGCTAAATTCAGCGACAAACTAATGGGCAAAGAAGTCGGCAATGCGGCTGTGTATGCTGAGCCTCACACCATGGATGGCAAGGCGATGAAGATTTCTTCAACCCCCGGCAAAGAGCCAAGCAGCAGCAAACTTGATACGCTTGATGTGAGCGTTGGTGCAATCAGTAAATCTGCTGGTAATGAACCTATCAAAACAACTGGTATCAAAATGCGTGGTACTGGCTGCGCCACCAAAGGCGTGATGTCTAGAGGCCCGATGGCATGAACTATACGTCGTTGTATAACACGATTCAGACATACACGGAGAATCAGTTCCCCGATGTATACCTTGCGAGTGGGAGTACGGTTAATGCGACTACGCAGATCAATACTTTCATTACGCAGGCTGAACAACGTATATACAACTCGGTTCAGTTCCCGTCATTGCGCAAGAATCAGTACACCCCAATCACTGTAAACAACAAGTACATATCTTTGCCTGATGACTTTTTGTCTGTGTACTCTTTGGCGTTGGTGACAGGTGTTACGAGCGCTAACTTGGATACCGGCACGTTTGAGTATTTGTTGAACAAAGATGTGAACTTTATTCGGCAGGCGTACCCAACGCCGAACGATACAGGTGTACCCAAATACTACGCTTTGTTCGGCCCATCAATTGTCAATGGGGCAATCTCAAATGAGCTGTCACTTATTGTTGGCCCAACACCTGATGCCGCTTATTACGTAGAGTTGCACTACTATTATTACCCAGAGTCAATTACTACCGTAGCTTCTGGTCAGACATGGTTGGGTGACAACTTTGATTCTGTGTTGTTGTATGGTTCTTTGGTTGAGGCTTATAGTTTTATGAAAGGTGAAGTCGATATCATCACTGGATACGACGCCAAGTATAAAGAAGCTCTTGCGTTGGCTAAACGTCTGGGTGATGGTATGGAGCGTCAAGACGCTTACAGGTCTGGACAATTCAGACAGGCGGTGACCTGATGGCTTTTACAGGAAATTTCTCATGTAACGTCTTTAAGACGGGGCTGATGAACGGCACGTTTAACTTTACTTCGGGGACGTTCTACATTGCACTCTATACCAATGCAGCCACGCTTAATGCGTCTACCACGGCTTATACGGCTACGGGCGAGGTTGTGGCTTCTGGGTACTCGGCTGGTGGGCTGGCACTCACAATTGCGCAAACTCCCACGGTAGGTAACTCTGGCGATACAGCGTATATATCATTCAACAATGCAGTCTGGAATTCGGCTCTCACTGCCCGTGGTGCATTGATTTATCAAAGCGGAGGTGGAAACCCCGCAGTTTGCGTGTTAGATTTTGGCGCAGATAAGACTTCAACAATAACATTCACGGTACAGTTCCCCGCTGTATCAAACACATCAGCAATCATAAGGATAGCGTAATGGCACTTGTAACCACAACCAAAGGCGACATGGACGAATCTCTGCTTGTAAAGCAAGAGGGTACAGTCGATAATGACAACGAACTCACCACATGGGTTGAGTACTGGTTAGATGGTGAGCTTGTCCACCGTTCTGCCCATGTCACCCTGAAAAAAATGCCCAGTTTTGCTGGTGGCGAAGCAGCTTCATTTTAAGGAAATATCATGGCAAATACTCAATCAATGACCACCTCTTTCATGGGTGAGTTGCTAACAGCAACACACAACTTCGGTACTGCGCCCATTCGCGCAGTGTCCACCGCTGACACTTTTAGGGCTGCTTTGTACTTGGTTTCTGCCACCATCAATGCCTCAACCACCGTGTATTCATCGACAGGTGAAGTGACCGGTACAGGCTATTCTGCTGGGGGCATAGTTGTAACAAACGCAACGCCGCCAACCGCAACCAACGCATCAGCAACTGCTGGGGTGGCCTTCTTTACACCATCTGCCAGCTTGACTTACACCTCAGTGACTTTGACCACGGCGTTCGATGCTGTACTGATCTACAACGCATCACAAAGCAACAAGGCAGTAAGTGTCCACACATTTGGTTCACAGACCATCACAGCAGGTACTTTCACTTTGACGATGCCTGCAAACACCACAACAACAGCACTGTTGCGTCTGGCTACAACCTAAGCGGAGGCGGCGCAGGCCGTAAGCCATGTTTGGTATATCCGCATACGCGCAGTCACCTTATGCCGCTCTTGGCGAGACAGTAGTTGTTGTCGCCCTGTCGGGCGTAGCTGCGTCTGGAGATGTAGGGTCTGTAGCAGAAGAAAGTTCAGTTGCCCTGACTGGGGTCGTAGCCGCAGGCGACGTAGGCACTGTTGTTGTATCTGGGTCAACCGCAATAACAGGGGATGAGGCGGCAGGCAGCGTTGGAACGGTCAGCGTTGATATTTCCATCCTTCTGACTGGGGTTCTTTGTTCGCCTGATGTTGGCGGGGTAGACGAAACCAACCTACCCGAGATACAAGAAGTCCATGCCAATGGTGAAGTTGGTACACCCGTAGCGGTTCTAACGATTGCCCTGTCTGGGGTGGCGGCTTCTGGAGCGGTTGGCACGGTAACCAACGGTGGCGTAGAGGTTGCCCTGTCAGGGGTTGAGGCGGCGGGTCTTGCTGGGACAATGATCTACAACGAGTCGGATGTGACATCCGGCGATGTGGCTACAGGTGAAGTTGGCACGGTAGAGCCTGTAATTTCAGTTGCTTTGACAAGTGTCACGGCTTCTGGCGCGGTTGGTACTGTTGAATATGCGCAAGTTGCGTTCTTGACCCCTGTCTCGGCGGCAGTTCTTGTTGGCACGGTTGGCCCTGTAGTTACTGTGGCGCTGTCAGGGGTTCAGGCTACCGGATCAGTTGGAAATGTAATTGCTATATATTGGAGATTGGTTGATGACAGCGAAACCTCAAACTGGCAAAATGTCAACAATTCCCAAACTGCTGGCTGGGCGCTGGTAAACAACGCGGAAACAGCCGACTGGACTTTGGTTGAGACGGATTAAGGATACACATGGCTTTTGTACTTGCAGACCGAGTTAAAGAGACTACCACTACGACTGGCACTGGAACAGTGACGCTTGCCGGTGCATCAGCAGGGTATCAGTCCTTTTCAGCTATTGGTAACGCCAACACTACCTACTACACCATTGCAGCCCAAACCGGCACGGAATGGGAAGTCGGCATCGGTACATACACCTCATCAGGCACAACGCTTGCCAGAACCACAGTTATTTCATCCAGCAACGCAGGTTCACTGGTCAACTTCAGCGCAGGCACAAAAGATGTGTTTGTCACTTACCCAGCAGAATTCACAGCTAATGCTGTTGGCGGTGGTATTGGCGCAGTGCTTCTTAATGCAACCACCGCTACTGTAAGTGGAACGGTTGCCACAGGCCAGAATGGCTTTACTGTTGGCCCTCTGACAATTAACAGCGGCGTGACTATCACCATTGCATCAGGACAAAGGCACGTAATCATATGAGTACGATCAAGTCATCCACTACGTTAACCACTGCGTATCAGGTAGAAGCGGATACATCAGGCGCGCTTGTCATTCAAACAGGCGCTACGCCGACTACGGCAGTCACAGTAAGTTCTGCTCAAGTTGTTACGTTGGCTAATGCCTTGCCTGTAGCTTCTGGCGGCACAGGACTTACAACTGCAACTGGCGTTTTGGTGGGCGCTGGTTCATCTGTTTCTGCTGTTGCGGCTGGTACTAATGGCAACTTACTTACATCCAACGGTACAACTTGGACTTCTGCTGCCGCCCCAAGCGGAATGGTTTACCCCGGCTCCGGCATAGCCAACTCAACAGGGTCTGCGTGGGGAACGTCGTATTCAACTACCGGAACCGGAACTGTTGTTGCGCTGGCAACTTCACCAAATTTTACATCTCCAGTTTTAGGAACACCAACTTCCGGCAATCTAGCCAACTGCACTTTTCCAACCTTAAATCAAAATACAACTGGTTCAGCCGCTACTGTTACAGGTAATGCAACAGGAAGCACATTTGGTTTTAACTCAGGCTACGGTTCTGTTGCCACAGCATACGGCTGTCGTGCTTGGGTTAACTTTAACGGCACAGGTACTGTGGCTATTCGTGCAAGTGGTAATGTGACCTCAATAACAGACAATAACACAGGTGACTATACAGTTAACCTCACAACCGCAATGCCAGACATTAACTATTCGGTTGCACTCTCGGGTAGTGCAAATTATGGAACTGATCGTAGACCATATCCCGCGCTTTTTAGCGAGATATCAACGTCTAACGAAGTAACCCCAACAACAAGTGCATTTAGAGTAGGGTTTTCTACTGCAAATGGCGGTGGCGCTAGAGACGAAAAGTACATTTGTGTTTCAGTTTTTAGATAAGGATAGCCATGAATTCAAGAATCATTTACCCAACAGACGATGGCGGCGTTGCAGTCATTGTTCCAGCACCTGAATGTGGCTTAACCATTGAAGAAATTGCCGCCAAGGATGTTCCTGCTGGCAAGCCATTCAAGATTGTGGATGTCGCTGACATTCCATCAGACCGCACATTTAGATCAGCATGGGAGTACACAGCATGATTACCATCAACGTAACCAAAGCCAAGACAGTTGCTCACACCTTGCGCCGTGCGGCACGGGCGGTAGAGTTCCAACCGTATGACGACGCTATTGCCAAGCAAATCCCCGGTCAGACAGATGGCGCTGAAGCAGCGAGGGCGTTAATCAGGGCCAAGTACGCAACTATGCAGGCAGATATTGACGCGGCTTCAACGGTAGATGAAATCAAAGCGGCTCTGGAGAACAAGTAATGGCAGTCACAATAAACGCAGACGATGGCGCAATAAGCGGCTCAGCAGGGCTGAAGTACAGTTCTGACAGCACTGGTGTACTTGCTCTTCAAACAAACGGAACTACGGCGGTTACTATTTCATCAGGTCAGGTTGCTACGTTTGCACAAGCGCCCGTATTGCCTGCCGCATCTATTCCTCAAGCCGCACTTGCCGCAGGAGTAGCTGGTACTGGCCCTGCGTTCAGTGCTTATGCTGGATCATCAACAACTTTAACAAATAATGCAGACACAAAAGTTTTATTTAATACTGAAGAATTTGATACAAACAGTAATTTTGCTTCTAGTAGATTTACTCCTACTGTTGCAGGATACTATCAAATTAACGCCGCTGTTCGTATTCAATCGCTAGTTGATGGAACCACTGCATATCTTACTATATATAAAAATGGCGCTGCATATAAATTAGGTAATCTTGTGAAACAGACAACGGCGGCAGATCCGATTTTTGTAGTTACATCACTTGTTTATATGAATGGGTCAACAGATTATGTTGAAATTTATGGGTTTCAAAATACTGGTAGTACAAAAACAACCCAAGCGTCATCAAGTACAACATATTTTAATGGCGCAATGGTAAGGGGGGCATGATGAATTTATATGAAAAAATTAAAACAATTTACCCACAACTGACAGACGCAGATTTTGGCTTTGATGGCACTATCCGCTTGCAAAATGATTCTGATGGCAAAGGCGATTACATAGCCAAGTGGGAACATCCAACATTGGCTAAACCAACAGAGGAGCAATTAGCATGAGTTTAATTCTTTCAGGCACAGACGGGCTGTCCGATATTGATGGTTCTGCCGCAACCCCTGCTATCAGGGGAACAGATGCAAACACAGGTATCTTCTTTGGCACAGACATCATTGGGTTTAGCGAGGGTGGTGTAGAAGCGGCAAGGATTAATGCCGATTCCCAATTTGTTGCCGCCGCTGGTACAGCCGCTTTACCTGTCATCACCACCACAGGCGATTTAAATACGGGTATTTTCTTCCCTGCCGCTGACACCATTGCTTTTGCTGAAGGTGGTGCGGAGGCTATGCGTATCGACTCCAGCGGTAATGTGGGAATTGGTACAACCTCACCAAGCACATATGGACAGTTTGCTGTTTATACGGCGGCTTCAAATACTGAAATAGCCGCTGTAACAGATGGTGCAAATTACGCAACTTATCGTTTGCAAAATAGTTCCAGACGCTACTCAATGCAGATTCGCACAGACCAGTCAAATGCGTGGACATTGAGAGATGAAACTGCTGGCGCAAATAGACTTTTAGTTGATACCAGCGGTAACTTGCTGGTGGGGACTACATCAAGTTTTTCTGGCGGGAATGTACTTGGCGTTATGGCGCAAGCATCTGGATTGCCACCACTAGGATTAAACAGAACAACAAGCACAGGACCAATTGTAAGGTTTTACTACGCATCAACTGAAGTTGGCAACATTTCAGTTACTGGTTCTGCCACTGCGTACAACACTTCATCCGATTACCGCCTAAAAAACACCATTGCGCCGATGACAGGCGCATTGGCAAAAGTAGCTTTGCTTAAGCCTTGTACCTACAAATGGAACGCAGATGGCAGGGACGGTCAAGGTTTTATTGCCCATGAATTAGCTGGGGTTGTACCCGATTGCGTTACTGGTGAAAAAGACGCAACAGAAACCTACACCGATGAAGATGGCAACGAGGCTACCCGCCCAGCCTATCAAGGCATTGACGTATCGTTCCTTGTTGCCACTCTGACTGCCGCCATCCAAGAGCAACAAGCTCTCATCACAGACCTGACAGCACGAATCACAGCGTTGGAAACCCAAAGCGCAGATAATCCCGTACAAGGAGAAACACCATGAGCAGTACGTATTCCAGCAATCTTCGGGTCGAGCTTATTGGTTCAGGTGACCAAGCCGGTACATGGGGAACTACCACCGACAACAACTTTGCCTACATTTTTGATGCAGCAATAGCTGGGTATCAGGCGGTAACGGTAGGTTCGGCTGCGCAGGCTTTAACATACATAAACGGGCCAACGTCCTCTGCGGCGCTGAACCAGTCTATTTACGCTATTTTGAAATTCAATGGTGCGGCTGCGGCCTCCGCTATCTACGCCCCTCCCGTATCCAAGCAGTACATCATCTGGAACAACACCAGCTACACAATCACCATCTACAACTCTACGGTCATCGGTAACACAACTGCCGCCGGTACTGGAATTGCTATTGCGGCTGGCAACAAGATTCAAGTTTGGTCAGATGGCACAAACTTCTATGATGTCCAAGCGCAGAACTTGACCGGCACACTTGCTATTGCTAACGGCGGCACAGGACAGACAACCCAGCAAGCCGCTCTCAATGCCTTGGTTGGATCGCAGACAAATAACCGAGTGCTTCGTTCTAATGGCACAAACACTACTTTGTCTCAAGTGGTTCTTACCACTGACGTTACAGGAACTTTGCCGGTTGCCAACGGTGGTACAGGGTCTACAACATCCACTGGTACAGGCGCAGTTGTTTTAACCTCGGGCCCTACAATTACAAACGCAACCCTGACAACGCCAACCTTAACAACCCCAACACTTAACTACCCAACACTTAACTACTTTACGCTTGGTACATACGGAAATATTAAAACGCTATTTGAGACGGCAACTATCACGGCATCTGCCCCTGCATCAACAACAAACTTTGATGTAGCCACCCAAGCTGTTCAGTTCTACACAAGCAACGCTACGACCAACTTCCTTTTTAATATTAGGGGGAGCATTACCTCTACCGTGACGGCTGGTAGTTTTGTTGTCAATACTGCTTACACAATTACTACCATTGGCACAACTGACTTCACATTGATTGGAGCATCATCAAACACTGTTGGCGTAGTATTTACCGCAACAGGGGCAGGCGCTGGGTCAGGTACAGCCACAACAGGTACGCTAAACATTATTTTGGCAGTCGGTCAGTCGGTTACCTGCACGTTGCTTGTGACAAACGGCGGTACGGCTTATTACCCATCAACAATTCAAATTGATGGTAGTACAGTTACACCCAAGTGGCAAACAGGGACTGCTCCAACGGCAGGTAACGCAAACAGTATTGATGTATATACCTTTGCTGTTGTCAAGACGGCGAACTTAACGTACACAGTGTTGGCTTCACAAGTGAAATTTGCTTAATCATGCCTATCCTATCTACTATTGGTGCAGCTAGTTCCCGCGCTTACGGGTTTGGTGGGTACACGCTTGTGGCAGGAAACTCAGGTGTGTTAACCAGCGGAAGCTCATTCACGTTACCGCTAACATCTGGAACACAAGTCAAGATCATATGTATTGGCGGTGGTGGCGGTGGTGGTGGCGGATCATCTCGTCCAATCAATACATCGGGCGCTGGTGGGGGCGGGGCAGATATTCGCTACATCGCTGTGCAAGTAACACCGGGCGAAACAATTACTTATAGCATTGGTGGAGGGGGTTCGCGAGGTGACCCTAGAGACGGGCCTTTTTCATCAGGCTCTTCAGGAGGCCCCGGGTCCGCATCATCGGTTACCGTAAGAGGTAGTACGGTGTTGAATGCGCCAGCAGGTGGAGGAGGCGGAGTTGCCAGAACTGATACCACTCCGTCAACGGGAGGTTATGCTGGATCAGGTGGTACAGGATCACAGATTTTAACGCCTAATGCTGGCAGTAACGGCAATGTTACCGGTGGCGGTTTGAACACCGGCGGCGCAGGCGCTAGAGGGTATAGCATTGATACGACTACCGGCGCTGCTACCGTTGCTAGTTATGGCTCTACTGGCGCTGGTGGCGTTGGGAATGGCAGTGCCGCACAAACAGGCACAACGTATGGTGCTGGCGGTGGGGGTGGCGGCTGTAACGGCACAAACGATTTACCCGGAGATCTAGCCGCAGTAGGCGGCGCAGGAGCAGTATTTATTTACTGGGGGTACTGATAAATTGACCCACTCAGCATCCTCTTTGCCGCCAATGCCTGTGTCGCTGCTATCAAGCAGGGATGCAAGCTGTACAAAGACGCTAAAACGTCTTTCATGGAGATCAAGAAGACTGTTGATGAAGTTGTTTCAGATGCCAAAGCAGTCAGAGGATTCTGGGAAAAGCTCTTCGGAGCAACCCCAGCCACGCCCCAGCCTGTGGCGAAAAAGAAGGAAGCCTACGTTGCCGTTGACGAAACCCAAGTCATGGCTGACATCGTTACCCAGCTTTCCAACTTCTTCAGACTACAAGAACAGCTTGCCGACCACATAAGGGAAGAGGAAGAAAAGAGCAAATCAGTCTACGACCCCGATGCCAACCTGATGGAAGCTGCCCTGAAACGGGTCATGGCTCAAGACCAGATGGCATTGCTGGAGACGGAGATAAGAGAGGCGATGGTGTACGGCGCTCCTAAAGAGATGGGGGCTTTGTATAGCAAAGTGTTTGATATGCGAGATGTCATCAAGATAGAGCAGGACAAAGCAAGGAAGAAGCGGGATGATGAATCATGGCAACGCAAGGAGGAAGAAAGGCTTCTAAAGGAAAGGCAGGCGTACCTGCTGGCGACTATCCTATTCCTCCTATATATGTGGTTGCTCCTCGGCCTCTTGTACAGGATTGGGAGATAGTTGTGGGATGGATTGCAGCTTGTGTTCTTGTAGTATTGTTGCTGCCGCTGATTGGGATGTTGTACATGGATGTCCTTGAAGCCAAGCATGATGCCAAGGTGCAAATTGAAAAGATGGAAAAACTTCGTAGAGAACTTGAAAAGGAAAGAAGAGATGCAAGTCCCGATAGACCCAAATGACAAAACAGCCAAGCACTTCATCTATTACTTTGCTTGGTTCTGGTCAACAACCTCAGTCATTTACTTTTTTTGCGTGACGTTTGTCCAACTGCCAGAGGGCGGTAGAGACTTTGCCAACATCATTTTGGGCTTCTTGCTGGGTACAGCAGTTGCCACCATTATTTCGTTCTTCTATGGCTCAAGTAAGTCTAGCAAGGACAAGACTGAAGCCATGATGAAAAACGATGAACCCCCCAAACCATAAGGAGCAGACATGGAGCAGACATTGCGAGGCAAGCTGACTTATAAGGTGACCCTGATGGTTGCCTCAACTTTATGTATTGTTGTGTGCGGAATGGTGTTTACCCTAATGATAGGGCTGTTTGACCCTCTTGTGGACAACGCCGAAATCTTCAAGCTCATCAGCCCTGCGTTCCAGACAGTGGTTGGCGGGTTTATCGGTTTGCTGGCTGGTATCAAGCTGTCCCATGATGATGAAGAAATCAATAGACCATGAGTATCTTTAACCCATACATCTTGCTTGGCGTTATCCTCGCCTTGATTGGCAGTTTTGGTAGCGGGTACTACAAGGGCGAACAAGATGAGTACGAGCGCCAGCAGATTGAGATTGCACGTTTAAACGAGCAAGCACGGGTAACAGAACAGCGTATGGGAGAGGTTGCTCAGACATACGCCCAAACTTTAAGGAAGGCCAACGATGTTGCAAAAGTTAAAGAGAATAAGCTTCGTAATGATATTGTCTCTGGCAAGCTCAGGTTGTTCGTTCCTGTCCAAACCCCCGAGTGCGCCGTACCAGCCGCCGAAGATACCCCCGCTCCCGTTGGAGATACAGAAACAAGAGCCGAGCTTGACCCAAGAATTGCTGAATCTCTTGTCGATCTCACCAGCCGAGGAGATCAAGCCATCCGCAGTCTCAACGCCTGTATTGACCAATACAACGAAATGAGGAACATGAAATGACTATATACATCCCCTTGCTTTATATTTGCATGGGGGTTAATTGTGAGTTTCTGCAATCCGAGGATTACACTTTAAACGAACAAAAATGCTTGCAAGAAATTGCAGAAAAGAAAATTGAATATGCCAAGCAGGGAAAGACGGCTGAAGCAATCTGTATAGACATAGATATAAAACTTGAAAGGAAGAGCAATGAACCTGACAGCAAACTTTTCATTACACGAACTAACTAAGTCCGAGACCGCCCTGCGCATGGGCTTGGACAATACCCCCGGTGAAGTCGAGATTGCGGCCTTAAAGCTCTTGGCGGAGAAGGTTCTCCAGCCCGTGCGTAACCACTTTGGCAAGGGTGTGAAGTGTAATTCTGGGTTCCGCGCTTCAGCCGTCAACCAAGCCACCGGAGGGTCGAAGTCCTCAGATCATGTCAAAGGCCAAGCAGCCGATATTGAGATACCCGGAGTCCCTAACGCAGAGCTTGCCCAATGGATCATGGATAACTTAGAATATACCCAGCTCATTCTTGAGTTCTACACCCCCGGCATCCCCGACAGCGGCTGGGTGCATGTGTCTTATGACCCGAACAACTTGAAGAAGCAGGAGTTGACCGCAATGAAGGTCGCTGGTAAAACCCAATACGTTCCCGGTCTAGTAGCCTGATGCCATGCCCTTACAAAAACTCCAATTCCGCCCCGGCATAAACAGAGAAAACACCTCTTACGCCAATGAGGGTGGGTACTATGCTGCCAATAAAATACGCTTTCGTTCTGGTCAGCCAGAGAAAGTTGGCGGCTGGACAGCCGATACTGGTGCAAACCTATCTGCGTTGAAACCAACCACAGGTACGCTTTGGGGTGTTTGTCGGGCATTATGGAACTGGCTTAATTTGACAGGGTATAACTTATTGGCCCTCGGCACAAACTTTAAATACTACATTCAAAGCGGCACAAACGGTTTCTATTACGATGTAACCCCGTTGCGCACAACAACTACGGCAGGAGAGGTTACCTTCGCTGCTTCGACTGGTTCAACAACAATTACTGTCAGCGATGCGGGGCACGGTGCGCAAACTGGCGACTTTGTAACTTACAGCGGCGCAGTTTCTTTGGGCGGCAATATCACAGCTACCATACTTAACGCCGAGTTTCAGATTACCTATTTAAGCTCCAACCAGTACACCATAACATCCTCAGTCGCGGCGACCGCAGGGGATTCAGGCAATGGCGGCGCGTCCGTAGTTGGTGCTTACCAAATCACAACAGGTAATCCCGTCTATACCCAGAACGTAGGCTGGGGGGCAGGTACTTGGGGCGGCGTTATCCCCGGCACAGCAACCACTGCGGTTTCCGGTGGTACGTTGTCCAATTCAAATACTACGGTCACAGTGACCTCGACAACTGGGTTTTCTACGCCGACTGGTACGCTGCTGATCGACCAAGAAACAATTACATATACTGGCACAACAGGCACAACATTTACAGGCTGTACTCGCGGGGTCAGTGGTACAGGTTCAGGTGCGGCTACTACCCACGCCAATGGCGCAGCGGTTGTTCAATCCACCACATTTACTGGTTGGGGTGTTTCGGCCCCTGCTGGTCAGGGTATTGGTCAGCAGCTTCGCACATGGAGCCAATCAAACTTTGGTGAGGATTTAATCTTTAACCCTCGCGGCGGTGCATTGTATTACTGGGCAAACTCTGCGTCGGCTAACACGTTTAATCGTGGTCAGTATCTTGGCCCGAGCACTAATATTGTCACCAAATCAGGAACAATTACCACAGATGCCTCATGCCCAACAGTTGCCAATTTTGTCATGGTGTCAGATGCTTCGAGGTTTGTCCTTGCGTTTGGCGTTAATGACTACGGCAGTACTGTCCAAGACCCATTGCTTATTCGCTGGTCTGACCAAGAGAGTTTTGCTACGTGGATTCCGGCTGTTACAAACCAAGCAGGTAGCTATCGCCTGAGCCACGGCTCCCAAATCATTACCTCCATGCAGACTCGCCAAGAGATTTTGGTGCTGACTGACGCTGCTATATATTCAATGCAGTACCTTGGCCCACCCTACGTCTGGAGCTTCCAGATTTTGGGTGACAACATATCTATTGCTGGGCCAAATGCGATAGCAACTGCTAACAACATCACATACTGGATGGGTACAGACAAGTTCTATATGTACTCAGGCCGGGTTCAAACGCTGCCGTCCACTTTGCGTGAGTACGTCTACAACGACATCAACCTTGACCAGTCATTTCAATTTATGGCTGGCACAAACGAGGGCTACAACGAAGTGTGGTGGCAGTACTGCTCTTCTGGCTCAAACGTAATTGACCGTTACGTGATCTACAACCATCTGGATAATGTTTGGTACTACGGCGACTGGGTTAACTACACCGGCACAGCATACCAAGGGCGTACCGCATGGCTTGACAGCGCATTACGCGCATACCCGATGGCAGCAACTTACGGCGTGGCTGGCGGCAATGCAAACGCATTACTTGTATATCATGAAAACGGGGTGGACGATGGCACAGTTAACCCAGCAGTTCCTATCGTGGCGCAGGTCACATCTTCTGACTTTGACATTGGTGACGGGCATAACTTTGGGTTTGTCTGGAGATTGATCCCTGACTTGACTTTTGACGGCTCAAACATAAATGGGCCAACTGCCGTGTTCACGGTACTCCCCCGCGCTAACTCAGGTGCGCCATACGGCTCG